TTCTATCAGTACTAATGTTACGAGCTACAGCTATTCCTTTACCTTGTTCAAGTAAAGCAAGTCCCCACATCTCTTTAAGTTTAATATTTTCAATATCACGCTCAGGATCTGACCAACGATCCATTGTAACAGGCATTGATTGTCCAATAAGACCACAATTACTAGAATCAACCATAACTAAGTTAGAAGTTGAACCAGAAGTAGTTTCATTAGAATCTCCAGCTGTGCGGGTACCATATTGGAAAGGTACATATTGAGTTACAAGAACTTCCATTGTAGTTGGAAGATACTTAGGACCAATATTAAAAGTCGCTCCAAGTGGATTAAGGGTTTGAGTCCAAGCCCAAGGACCTTTAGTTTTATCTCCGTCAGTTTTACTGTTACCAGTAGCTTTAGTACGAAGACCAAGTCCATTATGTCCAGTAGCCCATCCTTCAGCATAAGATCCATTAGGATTTTTATATGAAGTTACAGTAGCACCGTCAAGTACAACTTCACGCATTTCTGTGTCAGTCATAAATGTTTTCCATGCAAGTGGATGCATCATAAGTGTATCTGGAGAGAATCCTCTATGAAGAAGATATGTATACATTTCAAAAATATCATTAACAGTCATTGAACCATTAGGAATTCCTGAAATATTACGTCCAGTTGTAGTACCAATATATGCATTAGCAGGATTGGCATTATCAAATACATCATAACCCATTTCATTAATAAGTTTAGCAGCAGAACGCTCTTTATGACGAGCAAGTGCCCGACCAGCAGCGCGAAGCCAAATACCAACTACATCAAACAAGTTCTCTTGCAAAACTTCTTCAGTTAAAGAAATTTTAAGACCATGTTTATCAGTAGTGAGTGCAACCATATCACCACCATCAAGATCAACAAAACGCTCTGGATATTCTCCACCTTGACCTACACGTCCAGCTTCCATAGCACCAATGGCACCAATCTGGATTCTACTTCCACGAGGAATTTGAATTTCCTGGAAAAGTTTATCAACAATAAACAAATTCGGCTCAATCGCTTCACGCACAACAGTTTCAACTGTTTGTGGAATAAAACGAGTAAGATCCTGAGTAGTAATTAAATCTTTAAGTTCAAAGAAATCTACATTACCTTCAGCATCAGACATAAGTCCACGGTTTGTAAACGCATCATATACGTTATTAAACATAACTCGGTCTTCGTGCTTTTTAAAGTCTCTAATAGCAACTTCGTCTTTTATATACATTATAAGCTCCTTATGATACGCTAATGTTAATACGAGCAACACCGTAATTACCAAAACGTACAAGATTGAGAACATCCTCAATTGTAGGTTCAGCATTACCGAGCGCTAATTCTGCAGCAACAACAAATTCAAATAAGAATGAAGGTAGTCCAGCAGTTTGAGTTCCAGGCATTCTAGAGCCAGGATATGTTACAACGTCTTCCATACCAGATTTAGGGAATCTTGTATCAAGACTTAATATTTTACCTACAGTTTGTACATCTTTTGCATCTGCTGCTACTTGATAATCACCAAGTAAAGTAGATTTTACAAAACTACCAATTGCTCCTGTTGGAGAAGCTAATGATAAAAATGTATGAACATCAGAAAGAGGTTTTACATCTGCCATATTAGCATTAGTTGCAAGTAATGCTGGATCTGTAGCATATGGTACTTCTACAAACCAATCTGTAAGTACATGTCCACCATCAGGCCACATTCTATAATTCAACCATTTACCACGAATATCTTGATACCAATCATGATATACGACACCAATAGGTTTATTCGCAGGAATAGTTAACGTATCAGATGTAGTTACAGCTGTACCATCATTTTTATATGTTCCAGCATCAACATCTTTTTGAGTATATGGTAATACTGATTGATTTCCACCATTAGCTGGAATAAGTAAAGTAGTAATATATTCATCATATCCAAAATAAGATCCATCTTGACTATATGAACCAGTACCACCAGCTACTTGATTTTCAAAACCATATAAAACACCAGATGATTCAAGTGAACCACTTACGGTTGTTAATTCTAACCCACCAGATGGGTCAGTGTCATAAGCAGTAATTGCACTAACAATTTTACCTTTAGGTAATACAACATAATCTTCAGTTGTAATATCTCTTTGTGTTACAGGTAAATATTTATAAGCTGCAAAATATTCTGCTGGGCGAATACCCTCAGATACTTCAAACCGAGCTCTTTGTGCAAGAGGTGATTCTGCGTATTTATCAGGGCGGTTACGAGTAGGCACTTTATGTGTAGTTTGAGCACTAAAGTTCAAACCGAAATTGTTAATTGCCATGTTAATCCTCCATATTAATATTATGTTTGAAGAATCTATCAATTCTACTTACATTTTGATCTTCATCATCATGATTAGTAGGATCTTCATTTCCTTCATCATTATCTGATTCACTTGAATCTGTTAATGTATTGTTATTGACTCTAGGTATTGAACTTGTAGTATCACTTCTAAAATCATTAAGTGTATCTAATAAACTATCAATTTTTCTAGCGTCATATTTATTTATTTCATCGTCTCGATTATCAGTTATATTCTTATAATCAAGTATGTTATCAATAATAGCTTTCTTATAATCTACAGTTTGTATAGCATTATCATCAAGCAATTTATTAATTTCATCTTCTTTACTATTTAGTATAGTATCTTTCTCAGATAAACTATCATTTAATGATTTATTATCATCAGTAAGTTTAGTAACTGTTTCAGTCATTTTATTATACTCTTTGAGTAAAAAATCACAATATGATATAATTTCATCTTTTTTACCTTTGATTATTTCATCATGATTTGCTATATCATATGTGACAGCTTCATCTTGATTATCATCAGTTTGTTCATCTTCATCATATACAGGAAGATCAGAATCTGGATGTTCATCAAAAAATGACGTAATTGCTGTAACTTCATCTTCGGTAAATTCATCATCCATTCTAAAAATTAAAAGATCTGGAATAGATTCAAGTTCAGAGTCTTGAGGTTCTATATCAAATCTTTTTCCTTTTCTATATAGACTAGATTTAATTTTATTTACAATAGATTCGTCTAATTCTGAATCATTTAATAGTTTTAATCCTGCATTAACATGCGCTTCATCATGTGCAGGAAAACTTCTATTAGGACCACAGAATACAGAGTCGGCTAATTTCGCACGGTCATCCGTACTAAGTTTACCTTTTTTTGTCATATTATCCTCCATAAAAAAGTTTGTTAATATGGATTCCTTATCTTCAAGGAAAGTATCGTAAGCCACTGGGCCGTTACCCAAATCGATTGAAACGATTCTGGAAAATTTATCAGCAGGATTATTTACGAATGAGTTTTCTTTATATGTAATGTTATCAATTATCCAATATGCTTTCTTACCATCATATACTGCACCTTTATCATGTTCACATAAACCATCAGTGGTAAGACTTTGATTGCAAATAGAACATCTAACTTTATCTGTAGAGCTACCAACACTACAAGTTAAATATATACCTTTAACTATTTTACCTATAGCATCTTTGTCAGTAATATCTACATTTAATTTAATATAGTTATTTGGTTCACCATCAAATACAGCTGTATCTTCTATTGAATAAGAATTAATTCTTCCAACAGCATCTCGTTTAGAATCATGATGTAATAATTGAGGACGTTTATATGGATCAACCCAAGATTCACCTCCACCATTAACTATTGCATCAACTGTATAAAATAAATTATTATCATTTATATAATCTAAATGTGTAGCATGTATACCGACAGTTATACTATCTAATGAAGCAACTAATTTATCAATATTATTTTGTGTCATCAGAATTTTCCCAATATTTATTTAAATCATTAATTTCATCTAAAATAGAATTAATAATATAATCATATTTTTCATCTGAATTAATAGTACCTAATCTATTAATCTTGTCATTAATTCTTAATGAAAAAGTCTTAAATAAATCATCATAGTTTAATTGATCATTTATTTCCGTTATTTGTAGTATAGTTTGTTTCATATTATCTAATAACTTTTTATTAAATAATTCTCTATTAGTTATAGATTTATAATTATCATTATCTAATAATTTAGTAGTTATATTTTCTGTAAATATTAATGCATCCTCTATACTATCTTTTTTAAATTTAGGTCTACTTAATTGTTTACCATATTGATTAGATGGTTGACTTTTAGCTTTAGTAGATTTTTCTGAAGAACTAGTAGCTGATTTTTTACTATTAGATTTACCAGTAGCTGTTCCACTAATAGTTGGTTTAGGAGCGGCTTTTGCTACTTTAATATTTACTTCACCTTGTTTTTCAATAACTGGAATTTGTGACTCAGCTGTAGCTTTAGCCAAAGGTATCTGAATCTTATTAAGATATAAATCAGATTCATCAAATTTGGTTTCCATATTAACTTCCATGCGCGCTTCACTTAATGTTATTAAATTACCTTGATATTTTTGTAATATATGTGTTTCTTTTTTAATACTAGCTTCTAAATCTATTTCTTTAAATCTCATTTCATATTCAAATCTAGATGGATCATATCCAAAATCCATCACCAATTCTTTTATAAATTCCATTTCTAATTTATTCTTAATAATTAATTGAAAAGCTTTGGTTATTGATTGCATCGCTACATATGCAGCTTCAGCTGTATTTCTATTAGATGTATCTGATTCTCCCATAACAGCAGATGATACACCTAAACCTGAATAAACACGTTTTTTAAAATGTTCTATATACTTAATTATATCTATTGGGTCATTATTATTAGTTACTGTTTCTACATTATGAGTATGAGGTACACACATTATACCATAAGTATTCATATTATTAATTTCCATAGTTACAGCATCAACTTCACCTGGTGCAGCTGGATGTGTATCAGTACCAACTTTATATAAATAAAGAGGAACAGCATATTGAAATCCTAGAATCTCTGCTTCTTCCTCTAATTTACGTAATGCTCTAACGTCATCTAATATAGATACTATTGGCGTTCTACCAGTTAATAATCCTGGAATTTTATTATATGTTAAAT